TGACACTTATTAACTTAAATGTAAATACAGCAGAACCTAAAGAAAAGTTGGTTGCCTATGCTGATTACATTTCCAGAAATAAAGAATAAATATGCAATCAAAAGAATTATTTGATAAAGCCCAGATAGAAACTTTTTATGATAAACCATTTATAAAGAGTTTTGTAAAGGCAGTGCAAAAGATCGATTCTCAAATCACTCCTTTCTATTTTCCAAACACATTTCAATTAGTTTTTCTCTATAAAAAAATTATAATTTATAAAATAATTCTTAACAAAACAAACCTCGAAGACATTTCAGTAGATTTGCACTTGAAAAATATATTGAATACTGTTATTATGTTGAGGAGTAATATTATACCTAGTAAATCTGTCTCTCTACTTCAAGAGAATGTACGGAAAAATTTTAACAAAAAGAGAACAGGGCGTATACTAAATTAAAAATAAAAAAAGTAATGCCTTCAGGAGTTTATTCAACTAGTAAAAAAAAAGGACTTTTTAAAAAAGGAAGAACTGCTTGGAACAAAGGTGTTAAAGGATTTATGTCAGAAGAAGGAAGAGAGAGTATGAGGAAGTTTGGCACTGGAAGATATTTTTCAAAAAAAACTCGTAGGAAGATGAGCAAATCTCATAGCAGAGAAAAGTGTCATTTTTGGAAGGGTGGTATTACTTCTATAAATGCTAAGATTAGAAATACAGTAGAATATAAATTATGGAGAGACTCAGTTTTCATAAGAGATAATTTTACCTGTCAAAGATGTGGACAAATAGGAGGAGTATTGAGAGCACATCACAAAAATAATTTTGCTACTTATATAGATAGAAGATTAGATATTACAAATGGATTCACTCTTTGTAATGATTGCCATAAAGAGTTTCATAAACGGTATGGAATTAAAAATAATACCGAAGAACAATTAGAAGAATTTTTAATTTAAAACTGGTAAATTATTATGAAGAACGTAACTGGTACAAATGTCGCCATCGAAAAAGATAAAGATAAATATTTTTTAGAAGAATATTATGTTCCTCCAAAAGATACAATGGAATTTATCTTCGATGTATATTCAAAATTTATTAAATGGAGAGCTTTAAAAAATCAACCTTATAAACAGTTTGGTGGAAGAACCCTAACGGAATGGTTAGATGATTCTAGAAAAAAATTCTGGGGATATATCCCATTAAATGAAGACGCTGAGACGCCATCTTTTATGATGCCTGATACTCGTAATCAGATTATTTCTATCCTGGCCAAGATTGCTAATTTAAAGATGAAAGCGCACTTCGATGGAGTGGAAGGGTTTGACGCTATTAAGGGGATTATATTAAAAGATTTAGTTGAGTATTGGAAACGTGGAGCAAATAGAAAGCTAGAGAACTTCTGGCAGTTTTTGTATAACATTGAAAATGGAACTGTAGTAGTATTTACTGCTTTCAAAAACAGATTGAGAGATGTGAAAGATGTTACGATGTATAATCCTGATACAGGAGAAACAAAATATACTGAAAGTAAATTAGATGAATCAGATGTGGAAGATGAAATTATTAATTTAGAAGATCTGTTCTTTCCAAAGATTTGGGAACCAAGTATTCAGAAGCAAGAAGAAATTATTGTTAGGTCACTTCTAAAATGGGATGATTTTAAAAATGAATTTAAGAATTATTCTAACGTTAATTATGTAGTTCCAGGATCTCAATTCCCAGATGATTCTATCTTTGCTGATTTCCTTTCTTATGATGTTAGGGGTGGAGATTTTGTTGAAGTAGTTAGATACTTTAATACCTACAAAGATCAGTATGCGATTATTGCTAATGGAGTTTTATTAAATCCATTAAGAGTTAAAAAAGAAAATAAAAAAGATTTAGTAGAAGAAATTTCTCCTCTTCCTTGGAACCACAAAAGATTACCATTTTCAAAAACTATCTTCGAACCACTGGATGCTAGTTTCTTCTTTGGAGTTCCACTAGCACAGAAAGTAAAATCTCCACAAGATGCCATTAATAAAATGATGGAATTGTTATTAGATAGAGAACGAAGGTCTATTGCTGCTCCTATTATTACCAATGATCCAACTGCTGAACAAGGATTAGAATTTAAAGCTGGAAGAGTTTATCAAGTTAATACTGATGTAAACCAATATAAAGAATTGCCAGTAAGCGGTGCCTCTGGTTCTTTTTGGAATACAATTACCACTCTTCAAAGTACGATTGCTAATACCGGTTCAGGTGCTGCTGGATCTTCAGTAATTCAAAGTCGTCAGCCAAAGAGTGCTACAGAAAGAGCGCAGTTAGCACAGCAGCAAAATGAAGCTAGTGGATTGTATTATTTATTCTATCAGGATTTATTAGAGCAAAAGACATGGTTGTCTATAAGAAATATGATTCAGTTTTATACAGCCGCAAAGACAGAAAAGATTATTGGCAAACGTAAATTTAAGAAAGTTCTTTCTCTGTCAGAGATTGATTTATTAGAAGGTGGAATTGGAAATAGAGAATTAAGAATTACTGATACTCCATTAAAGTCTAACGAATTGTATAAGGAATCTTACATGAGGTCTCTCTTTAAAAAAGAAAGAGTAGAAATTATTGAGGTTACTCCTAAGGCATTACAGTTAATACAATTTGATATTAAGATTACTTTCGAAGCTGAACAAAGTCCTGAAAATGAAAGATTAATTTTCTTAGATTTTATGACTAGGTTGACAAATATGTTTGGTCAGTCTGGATTATTATCTCAGAAGAAAATGCTTTATAGAACGATTGAAAAATTCGGAGAATCAATTTCTGATTTTGTAGATGATAAAATGATTTCAGATTATGAGAAAGAAAGATTTGGCTTTACTTCAGAAGAAACACCAGTTGAACCTGAGGGTGGACAAATGAATGCTCCAGAAAATCAAGGTGATCGTGGTATAGAATCAGTATCGCCAGTAACAAATATGTTGCAAGGAAAAAGAGGAATGATGAGTGGCGCGAAAGGCCCTACCCAGAGAATGATGAATCAAGGATTAATAGCACAATAATTAAATAAATAATTTAAAATATGAAACATCTCATCCTAAAATTATTTTCTGCCACAGACTTATGGAAAGAGATATTAGATCGTGAAGGATTTTCTGAGCCAGAAAGAAAGATTGAATCTTTATCAATCTGGTCTGGAGTATTTCATAGCTCTCCACTGTTGTCTGGATTTCTTAAGAAGAGGGAGATTGATTTATTAAAACGTTCTACCTTGAAAGATATTTCTTCAGAGTTTGTCCTTGGACAGATTGCTGAAAACAGGTTATGGCAATCTTATGACGTTGAGCCAAAATCTACACAGGTCGAAGCTACTCCCACTAAGGAGAAAGTTGTAGATAAGACTAAGTTTATTAGTAAGTGGAATAATAAAGACAAAAAATAATATGCCTATAACTGAGAAGGGAAAGAAAATACTTTCCGCAATGAAGAAAAAGTATGGTGCTAAAAAAGGTAAAGAGGTTTACTATGCATCAATAGTAAAAGGAAGTATTAAGGGGGCAGAGGGAAAGGGAGGAACAGGAAAACTTGCTAAAGCTAAGAGGACTTATGCAAAGAGGCATAAGAAAATAGTTTCTACAAATCGTTATGGTAGAAAAGTTTAATTAAATATTTTTATGAAAGATTATTCAAAATTATCTATTGAGGAAAGAAAGGCAATGAATGCTAGTGCTAGGAAAAAACTAGCAGAGGGTGCTATAAAGGGAGTCAAGAAATTAGGAGAGGCTGCATTAAGAAGTACTACTCTTCCTTTTAGAACTGGTGTAGCAATAGGGAGTGCTTTACGGAATAGATTTGGAAAATCATTGCCTAAACCAAAGATGAAAATGGAAAAGATAATGAAGTATAAAAAGATGATGAAGTATAAAGAGATGATGAAGTATAAAGAGAAATAATTGTAATATAATTTGATTTGTTAAGAGATACTTGATATAATTAATTTAATAACACGGTGTCCTCTACCATTAAAGGAGGTAATAAATTTTAACCAAATAAATAACATGCCTGAAGTAAAGGATTCAATTGTTTCTGATAAAGAGAAACAAGTTGCTGAGCTGGAAGCAACTCAAAAAGAAATCCAGGGGAAACAAGTGGTGCTTGAAAAAACTAAAGCTGATGTAACGGATTATGAAACGAGGAAGGCGGCTTTAGATCTTGAACTTCAGAGAGTCCAAAAGGATATTTCTGATGCTAAAGAAGAGCGCCGTAAAGTAGATGTAAAAGATCAAACCTTCCAAGAGAAACTTCGAGGTGAAAACCTTGAATCCGCACAGACTAAATTCTTTAGTCAGTTCGAGTACAAGCCAGAAGAAAGAGTTAAGTTTCTAGAGGCTTTCAAATCTTTCGATTCTCAAGTTGTTAGTTCAGATCTCATTTTTAATGACCTTCTTCGAACTCGTGTATCTATGGATCCAAACAAGTACATTAAGTTAGAAGAAGAATTACAAAATCTTCGTAAAAGAGCCGCAGAGTTTAACCAAGATAATTCCTCATCAGGTTTTCCTGGTGGAGATCGATCCAATAGTCAAACTACTGAGCTTACAGAAGACGAGATAAGAGCTGCAAATTGGGCCAAGATACCCATAGAGAGGTATAAAGAAATGAAAGCTAAAGGATTACTTGACTAACTGGTTGGTCGAGTTAAACTAATTTAATTTTCGCTATGATTCAATTACGTCAGGATGTTCAAGAAGTTCAGACACGACATGCCTTACTTGATAATACTCTAACAGTTTATGTTGGTGATTTAATTCGCCCTACAACTAGTGGTGATATTGTCACTAATGCTACAATGACAGTTGGTGTGTATCCTTTAGGGTATGTAGTTGGCTTTTGTAAATCAGACGAAGGAGTTATTGGTCAAGGACAAAATCCTTCTAATACCCCAAATGTTTTGGTTACAGCTGCCGATAATACTACTGTTGCTAAGTATCACGCTGTGTATGTTCCTATTACTCCAGAAATGGAATTTAGGATGACACTAAATGCAGTTGCTGGTACTACTGCTTTATCAGACAAAGCTTTTGTTTGGTTTAGTATGGCAGATGCTAGGCTTGTCTCTGAAGCTTCCGTTGTTCATATCACTGGTGCAGGTGTTCCTTTGCAAGTGTTCTCTCTAGGATTAGATCCAGAGGATACTACAAACTTCACTATTATTGGTCGCATAGCGTTGACAGTAATGTCTCGCCCATAAAATATGATTACATCACGTTCAATTGATCTTCTTTTACGAGGCGTCAGAGCTGAATTCGCTAATACAGTAGACCAAGCTGATAAGCAGTTATCTGCTTATTCTTCTAACGTCTACTTAGATGCAACTAATAAGACTGGTGCTTTGTTCGAAGAGGTTTCAGCCGTAGGACAACAGAGAGTAGAATCAATAGGTATTACAGGTGTACAAGAATTACAGCCAACAGCAGAAGCTCAGGAATTTATAGCTGCTGATTATGTACCTTCTTATATCACTACAGTTGAGCCTTATAAGTTCACCCGTAGGATAAAAGTAACTCGGGAATCAGCCGAGAGAAGGGATACAAAATATCAGAAGGCCTTAAGTGAGGCTTCCAAGCTACAAGTTGCTGCTGAGAATACTAAGTCTAGACATCGTTTTGGTAGATTTAATAGTGCTTTTGCAGTAGCTACCGCTAATCATTTATTTGATTATGGTGATGGAGTGGCTTTAATTAGTGCTTCTCATCCAAGGAAAGTAGGTGCAGTTCAATCAAACCTTGTAACCGCTTCAGACATAAATCCTACCTCTATTGAATCAATGGTCTTGGTTCTTCAAAACCAAATGGATGACATAGGTGAGCCTATGCCAATGGGTGGTGGCCACAAATATATTGTGGTACCTCCAGCCAAAGTTCGAAGAGCTAAAGAAGTTATTGATTCAGAATGGGTAGTTGACAATGCTAATAACAATGTCAATGTTTGGAAAGGTCAAGGTTGGTCAGTAGTTACTTCTCCTTTCTTGAGTTCCACTAATGGTGGTTCTAATACCGCATGGTTCATACTTGATGCTAACTTTTCTCCTTTGAAAGATGTTATGTTCCGCCCTGTCACAAATGAAACTTGGTTTGACGAAAATACTAAAATTTTCGTTCATGATATTTCATTTGAACACAAGGTAGGTGCATACGATTGGAGAGGAATTGTTGGTAATGCTGGACTTTAAATCCTAAAATAAAATTAGGCGTTTTGGCAGGTTCGTACGGAACTACCTCGTAAGAGGGTAATCCTAAAACCTGCCCCAATAACAATCTATAACATTATTCTCCATCTTATGGATTAAAGGAAATGAGAATTAATTTTACTAAGAAAAATTTTACTCGCGCGGAACGGAAGTTCGGGCGAATGTTACAAGAATTACATATTCCGTTCAAAACTAAGGTTCTTATTAATGGTCGAGAAGTCGATTTCTTAATTAAAAGATATGCGATAGATATTGACGGCCATCCACAGAATACGGATAAAAATGTATTCTTGGCTAAGGCAGGATATGTTCCATTGCATTTCTATAATAAAGAGATCAATCAAACAATAACTAATAAATTAATAAAATTATGAGTTTAACTAATTATCCTAATGGAATTTCTAGCTTTGGGGTTCCAATTTATGGTGGATTTTCAGCTGGTAATGTTTACTGGGTGAAGAAAGCTGCTGATGCTGATTACTCTCAATTTATTGTTGATAGACAGACAGCTCATTCAGATGGTTCAATGTCTATTCATAATACAATTCAAGCAGCTGTTGATGCTGCATCAGCTAATAGAGGAGATGTTATTTGTGTTTGTGGTGGAAAATGGAAAGAGGATGTTTTGGTGGTTGGTAAAGATGGTTTAAGAATTATTGGATTAGGTTATGGAACTGGAGGTACAGATTATGGTGCTCCAAGGATGAGACCAGGTGATGCCACTACTAAATATCCTTTTACTACCAAAATAGGAAGTGAACCACAAGCCGCAGGTTTTCATATCCTTTCAAGAAATGTAGAGATTTCTGGTTTCTACTTTGATGGAGGAGGTGGGTATGCTGGAGTTTATGCTGGTGGTGGATTGAATGGTGGAGTTACAGGATATACAACTGAAAATTGTTCTGGCCTTTGGGTACATAATAACTTCTTTAGAGGAGGTTCTGAGGGACAAGTAGGTTTGTATATGAACGGAGTAAGATTTGGAGCCGTTGTTGAAAATAATATTTTCGAACGATGGACAGGTGCAGCAATAGAAATGGATGCTGGTAATGCTTCTAACGAGGCTTGTATTATCAAAAACAATCAATTTATTGCTGATAATGGTGGTTATGGAGTTAATATCTATGGAGAAGCTAATTCTTCACTAGGTTGTCAAATTGATCATAATGTTTTTGGTGATAGGGTTTCACACGCTTTCACTATGGCTATTATGAACAATACAGGTTCAACAGGTTGCACAGTAATAGCTGGAAACAACTTTGCCTGCGCTCATTGCCTCGATCTTACTACTGCTGATTGGGTTTCTGGTAATTCATTTGGATTTGCTGGAAGTGCAACAGAAGGTAGCAACTTGTTCATTACTGAAGCTGCTTCTGGTGCTGAAGCATAGTATTTTAAATTTTCTCTTTCATTATTCTCTTTTAAACAAAAGTAGAATAATGGCCGAAAGGTTGGTTCGCTGTCTAAGTCTAGCGAATTAAAATATTACTAGGATTTAGAGTATAGTAAAACTTATTAACTATGATTAAATTAATTACTCCTTTATCTAAAGTCGATTCAGCAGCCGCATTTACTTTAGGAACACAAACTATGGACAAAAGTGGAAACATTTATGTTTATATGTTAGGTGTTGCCTCGACTATTGTTGGTTCTTGGGTTACTTTCGATGAAGCTTACACAACTACTTTACTTGTTGC